CACCAAATGCAAACCAGTCATTGATATGACTATCAAACCCACAAGTATGTGCCATACAGTTAAAAGAATGTGGTGAATACTCTTCTAAGTTGATAGGAGCATTCACTTGCACATCAGGTCTAAACTTAAAAACCCAATCATACTTGAACTTATTATTATACTCATAAAGAGACTTTAATTTACATGCCTCATTCTGACTATAGAAATTAGAAAGTGTTCTATCTATCTGTCTGGGCATATAGTCTGGTTCATTATTACCACCACCCCAATACTTATTCAGTGGTATATCAAATCCTTCTTCCATATATGGATCATAGAAATGAACACTCGGTTCTGCTTTAATATCAACTGGTTTATAGTGTCGAATAAAATCATCGATAGCAGTCTTGGGTATTCTATAGTCTTCCCATCCACCATCTCCACCATACTTAAAAGTATCGTTGTGTAACTCATCACAAAACCAAAGATGTGCAAAGACATCTACCTGTTGATCCTTAAATACATTCTTAAGTATACTTGGAGCACACTCATTAATAAAGCGAGGTTGTCCCGCAAAACATGCTGCTATTCTCATTTTAAATGTGCGACATAATCACTACAAATTCCATAACAATCAACTGCTTTCAAATCATATAGATTACTTATCTTAGTATTCCACTCTGGCAGAACCATTATAGACCTTGGTGTATAAGGTTTACCTGGAAATGTCCAAATATACTTATTACTTGTTAAGGTATGGTCATCTTGGTCATGCCAAAAATATTGATACCCTGCATGTTCATACTTAGTGAACTCATGCAGAGTTGTAATATCTTTACAATGTATCCATAAAAGATTATGGCGATTAGCCATCCACTTCCAACTTACTTTATATTGAGGTTCATCATGTCCCAACCAAAAGACTTGGGTTAATAGGTCATATCTTACATCAACCTCTACATCATAACCATCCTTTATACATTGATCAATGTACTCTGGATTGTTTTCTTTCTCAGCATTGGGACCATGTGTATTGCCCCTATGAGCGATTAGTTTCATCCTTTGTAATGTTCCAAGAAATAAGATAGGTCTTCAGGAGTTCCGATACCCCACATCTTTTCAATCTCTTTAATCCTTACCTTCTTACCATCACCAATTGCTTCATTAAATACAGGACAGATATAGAACTCACCATTGGTTCTGATATCTTTCTCAATCATCTGCTCTGTATACTTAACATAATCAGAACCTTTCTTCCAATAGTATACACCAACGGTAGCATCATCACTAATTGGTTTCTTCTCTGCAACCTCTGATACAAATCCATCTTCACCAACCTTAGCATAAGACCACTTAGGGTGAGTTGCTTTAAAGGTTAATATACCCCCATCAATACCATCAGCATTAAAAGCATACAAACACTCATTACTGTTCCACTCCATAAACTGATCGGAGTTGGCAAGGAGAAGAGGGTCATCATTATTAATAAATTCTTTTGCTAACATCGTAGTACAAGCAGAACCTTCTGTCAATTCATCAACCTGCACAATGTTACAACCAGGTGCAATCAAAGTAAGTAAGTACTGTAGACTATACTTCTCATAGTGCTCTTTACGAACAACAAAAGTATAGTTTGCTTCAATATTCAGGTTCTCTAATACCACCTGTATCATGGGTTTACCATTTACCTCAATCAAAGGCTTAGGAAAGGTGTATCCAACTTGTGCAAAGCGACTGCCAGCACCTGCCATAGGAATTAAAACATTCATTTTATCAGATTTCCAAGGGATGTGTGTTACTTTTTGAGTGTCCAAAATTTCAAAGACCTTATCAATCTTACTTTGATCAAGGTCAGGTCTATCTTCAATAGCAATTAAATGAGAACCACTATCTAATGCACCCTGTCTACCAATATGACTGTCTTCAAAAATAACAGTATCTTTTGGAAGAGCATCACATGCTATCATGCAACGCCAATACATTTCAGGGAATGGCTTACTTCTAAATACATCTTCATTACTCAAGAAGTAATGAACAAACTCTAACAATCCTAAACGAAGTAAAACAAGTTTAACAGTATTACGTACACTGTTGCTTGCAACTGCTATGTTGTATCCTTTATCTTTGAGTTGCTGGAAGTAATGCATCAACTCATAGTCTGGTTTTAATTCAGAGAATATATCCAGAGTTGCTTTCTGCTTATCCTCCCATATAGTATCATACTCGACTACAGGTAATCCTTTCTTCTCTGTAAGAAGTTCTAACTTTCTTGTAGTGGGAAGACCATCATAAGCACTCAGATGTTCTTCTCTTGTTATGACATACTTCTCATCTACCTTTGCAAGTGCACGGTTAAGTGCATCATAATGCATATCCCTACTATCAATAAGGACACCATCTAAATCAAATATAACAAGTTTATTGTTCATGGTTTTACAACATATGCAGAGGGTGCAACAAAATTAAGGGATTCAATCTTAACTTTTTTATCAGCAAAGAATCTATCAACTCCAACAGATTCAGACCAGTTATGAAATGCATACTCATCAAAGACAACTATACCATTGCTACTAACTCTATCCCACAGTGCCGCAAGAGTATCATAAGTAGGAACTTCCAAATCTAAATCAAGATACAATAAAGAAATCTTTGCACCAGGTCTCTTTGATACAAAGTCTACCACAGTTTTGGATATATCACCACCTATTAGTTCATATTCATGATCTTCAAAACCAGACTTACGAATAGTATAATCAAGTTCGGTTTGGAAAGAAGACTCATGCTGAAAATTTCTACCCTCAAATAAGGTGGTCATTGCTTCTTTATCCTGTTCCGATAAACTTGAAGTCAACTTCTCCGAATCAAAGAAATCAAATCCAATAACCTTCTTACCTGTATTAGGACAAAAATATCTCTTTAACTTTAAAAAAGTAAAGAGACCTGTTCCCTTAAATACTCCACACTCTACAATGTCACCTGGTATATCCTTTACTGCATCAAACAATTGCATACGTGCTAATAGTTTTCCAAATACTTTTAAGTCGGAACTCAACATGAAGGAATTAAAACCATCATAAAAACTCTGGTCAAGTGCATTGACCAGTTCCAAATCTTTTAAATTCATTCTTTTTCAAATACTAATGTAACAACTTTGTATGGGTGACTATAAAACGTATCATCATCTACTGTAGAGTCAAAAGGAGAAGTAAGTTTAAGTCCAGACTTCTCAATCATTTTAATAAATGTCTCTGCATTAGAAAACTCGCCATGATCAAGGTCACCTGCATCAGATGATATAATCATTCTTCCACCCTTTTTAAGAATACGGTGAACTAATTTACCTATATTAAACAATCCATAGTTACCAATCTCTGAATCACTTGTTATATCAAATAGATGTACCGCACAAATATCAAATACAACATCAATACTTTCTTCTTCTAAATCTGCTAACCACTTAAAAGCATCTGCTACTAACATTGTACAAGCAGAGTCTGGTGGTGGATAATCTGGATGAATACAGTCCATAGCAGTTGTTTCATTACCCCAGTCTGCAACTACATGAGGGACGCATCCATTGTTTGTACCCAGATCAATTACCTTCTTACCACTTTCTCCTATACCAAAATTTCTAATAGCAAATACCCACTTGAGTAATGCTTCATCTCTAAACCAATGGTTACCCAAACTTGTTTGATGAGGGTATTTCTTTACCCATTTATTTTCATCTCTAAGTCTTTTCACTTCTTCAAGGTCAGACTTCCTAATAAAACGATTACAAATTGTCATAGAATTTAATTACCTGTGGTATTTAGAGTTATCTTTTGCAAGATGAACTATCTTTGGAGAAAAGTTACATTGGGATTCAAATACTTCAGGAAATGCAAACTCAGGACCAAAGGTATGTACATCTTGAGTTCTTTCTAAAAAGTATCTATTGATTTGAGTTTCATCATGCCATACAGCAACAATATCATTCTCTAAATCACGATTAACTCTTGCTTCTAACTCATCTATCATAGCACATACATGTGGTACTTTACCACCCCATAGACATCCCTGCCAATAAACAGGAGGAAGTCTATTAGAAACATCTACATATGCTTCACACTTTGGATTCTGTTCATATGCACCTGGTGCTTTAGTATGTGGTTCCATACCAAGAAAATGACATGGATGATGCACACCAAATAAAGGTTTATCTTTAAAAAATTCTTCTTCTGTTATTGTTGTAACAGGTAATGCATCAGCATCTATAAAGACTAACCAGTCACATTCATCAATAACATCTCTTGCCTTATTAATAATCTCAAATCTTTTAAGAGTAATGAATGGCCAGTCTAAATGCTCTTGCTTATATACCTTAAGGTTGTCTGGTGTATCACTTAACTCACCATCAGTAAATGCTAAAATAACTTTCTCCGTATTAGGAAGAAAGTATTTCTCTATGTTCTCATAATACTGTGGTAAAAAATCAAGATACTTATTAGTACCTATAAATGTAATTGCAACCTTCATTAGATTACTTTCCACCCCTCACAATAGAGATCTTTAACTTCTTTACCATCAGGAAACCAGTTAGAAGGTGCTATTACCTGGTCACTATTAGCTAACCATGCACCCCACCATGAGAATGAACTGTTAGCAATAATATGTTCACTACATAAAGACATCAAACACATATCAATATAACCAGTATTACCTTCAGCAATCATAAATCTATCATCTTTAAACAGTTCTTGTTCATTACACCAATCAGGTTCATCAGAAAATACCAAAACATTAGAATTCTTACCCACAAGTTCTAATGCAGATGTATAATAATCTAATCCAACAGTGCAATGATTAGAATTAGTAAGATAATCTTTTCTTCTAATATGTAAAGAAACTGGATTAGAGATATCCTTAATCATCTCCTTACATGGTTCTAATATCTCATCTTTAAAAGTAAAATCTTGTCTTATTTCATCTTCAATATTCTTAAACCACTTCTCACTTTGAAAAAATCCTCTAAGGTCTACCCAATCAGGACATTCATCAAGTAAAGATTGGTCAAAATCAAATCCACTCTCTTCAATAACACTACGATCTTTATCAATATATTGAAAATTCAATTGAGTATTATTTGTCATATTAAAAGGTTGGAACAATAAATGACCCACCTTTCCATTATTCATTGCTTGATAATATTCTTCAACACTACTCCAATCCTTTTCTGATATTGTAGGGGGGACACAATAATTAAATCCTCTATTCCTTGCTATACCTTTAAGTGCTGCATACTGGAACATCTGATTTCCCAAACGTCCAAGATATCCCAATGCATTAAATCCTATCAAAGCTCCTCCACCTGGACTCGAACCAGGGACAAATTGATTAACAGTCAATCGCTCTACCAACTGAGCTATAGAGGATTGTGTAGGGTGGGAGGTTGGATTAATGTGTACCAACAAGTAAGGGGCATTGCTACATTAGTAGATTTTTACCTTACTGTCTGAGACCCGACTGGTAAGTCGATTCACGTTTTCAACGTGCAGCACCTGTGTCTCATCACCTTAACTAGCCTTATGCCAGCAAGTTTGATTCAGTCACTCCCGTGTTGAGTTCGTCAACCCAACAAATATATTATTGCATAAAAAAAGAGGAGTGTCAACCCCCCTCCTTTAATTTAAAGATTAATTTTTATTGACTTCTTAACTTCTTTAATAAGAGACTCTAATCTTTCTGAATCTCCTCCACCACCTGATGCTCTTGCATCACACTTTGCTCCAAGATCTGCAACTGCTTTTTCTAATGCTTGCAATCTTCCTTCTACTTCTACATCATACTTTGACATAGATGCTCCACTTGCAGACTTACCTGATGTTCCCTTAAATGACATAATTAACGACTAAACTCTGATTTATTTATGCATCAAACAAGGCATGTTTAGAAGTACCTGCATTGTCATTAGATATATTTCCTATACCAGTTTCTTCAGTTTCTTCTAAATCATAACTCCAATCTTCTATCACAGTATTAGAAAGCATTCTATCAGACAGAAGATCCATCTGCTCTCTTGCTATCTCTTCACTCTCTGCATCAAACCAAAAGTCTATTGCCTTACCAATCCTCAACAAATGTGGTTGAAGTTTAGGTGCAATTCTATTGACATTATTCATCACTGCATTACCAGCAGCATCGGATACAGACCCTCTTAGTCTGACAAAAACTAATGCTTTAAATCTCATGGTCTCCCTTAAGTTTTACATCAAATGTAATAACAATTGAATCTGGTTTATACTCATATTCCTTTACTTTTGAAGGACAACTCTGCAACCACATATTAAACTCTTCATAAGCAGTTAGTGGTTCATTACTCATAATAATCACCTTTAGTATAAGCAGGAACACCAGCAGGATCAAGCCACTTGGTATACTCAAAGTCTTCCATAGCAATGGTTAACTGCATACCATTATCGCATAGATACATATCCTTCCATCTGGGAGAATAACTATCCATCTTCTGGATACGGAAATCAGGTTTACCGTTTTCTAAAGTACCGTTCTCAACATAACGATAAGGGAATCTTTCAAGGAGAACATTCATTATACTACTCCCACTAAATCTTCAGCAATACACTCAACTATAGTTGCATAATCAGCATCTGGATCTTCCCCAGTTAAAGTTACTTCATCTTGATAATATCTTTTTACTTTCTTATAAAGTTTTGGATTCTTTACATCAAGGAAAATTTCCCTGTTAGCAGCAGCCCGAAGGATGCCTATGTCTTTCTTGAACTTTGTAGGAAGCGTCATTGCTTTGTTATTGGTACCTTATGATTATAGGGTGTATAAGGTATCTAGTCAAGTATTATATTATAAACTTAGCTTTATTTTAGATGGACTTACAATCTCTATTTGAAAGGGTTTTTCAAGAAGAGTTTTAATACCCATGTATGCATACGCAGTGAATACTTGAGGAACTATAAAGGCAATCATTGCTATAGTCCAAAAAACGTAATAATAATTTTCTTTTCTTTGGGTTCTCATCTTCCTGGCATGTATTTTTGTGCTTGATTGACCAAAGGCATAATTTCTGTCTCTACCTTGTTAGCAATCTTGTCAACTATACTTATATCAATATCCATAAAGGGTGGAATGATGCCAAGTAATCTTAATGTCCCATCTAAAAAAAGAGCAAGACAAATAAATCCAAGTATCATACTAATAATAGTTGCCTTGAAGTTATGCTCTGCCATAGACTTCTCATCAATTGCACGTGCTTCTTCCAAAGCAGCAGCTACCATAGCATCTACTTCTGCTTTAGTATAAAAATCTCCTATGATTGGAATGTCGTGCTTGTCCATTACCTTATCTCAAAATCGAGTTTACGTACTTTACGTTTGCGTCTTTCCTCTTGCCATTGAAGGTCTTGCGATGTTAGACCTTCTTTCTCCTTTTCTTGATGCGATCTCACTACAATAACATGAGACATATCTCTTGCTGAAAATGCATCGTCAGTCACTGTTAACATATTAGAGCATCCGCATACTTGTGTTTGTGCACTACTCTTTATTTCTTTGTTACACTCTTTACATCTTACAATAATCATTGTCCTTTACCTAATACTTTCCTCGTAATCTTTGTCGAATTGCTCAAGTCCTTTGTCGGTTAAAATGTGCTTGTACATTTTTTCAAATACTCCTGGTGGCATAGTTACAATATCGGCACCATCCTCATAACATCTGGAAACACTATGCACATCTCTTAAAGAAGCAGCAAGAACTTGAGTCTGTATATTCTGCTTCTGATATAAAGAAGAAATCTCTTTAATCAATGCTACTCCATCAAATGAGTTATCTTCTACTCTTCCAACAAAAGGTGACACATATGTTGCACCTGCTCTTGCTGCAAGAATTGCTTGTGCTGCTGAGAAGATTAAAGTTACATTAACTCTAATGTTATTATCAGTCAAATCTTTACAAGCAATAAGACCATCTACAGTACATGGAACTTTAATGGTTGCTAGTTTACCAAACTTCTTATGGAGTCTCTTCCCTTCAGAAATCATATTCTCCTTACTACCAATCACTTCCATACTAAGATCAGTAACACCAATCTCTTTAAACTCTTGGTATACATCTTCATGTAGTCTACCACTCTTACGAATAAGAGTTGGATTAGTTGTTAAACCATCAATAAGTCCAGTCTTATAATGTTTACGGACAATATCAGTTTCCGCAGTATCTAAAAAGATTTTCATAGCAATCAATAAGTAAGTGTAATATTTATAATTAAATTATTCAGAATCATCAGTATATTCTTCCATCGACACAATCTCCAGTTCTTCAATATCATCCAATTCTATCCAATCTTCAAACTCTGCATAGAGTGCGATCTTATCGCCAACCAATTCTGTTGATTCTAATTTATCAATTGCCCACTCTCTATTATGAGCAACGATATCTTCAGTCGTTTTCAATTCCATAGTAATCTTTTCTGAAGTACCTTGAGAGGATGTTGCTATTATAGTACTTTGGTGTTCCGTCGTCAAGTTGCTCTGTAAGAACTCCGTATGCAAAGAGTTGTCTGGTCTCTTCGAAGTTTGTTTTGCCTTTTGTATAATGTAGTGATAAGATAGTTCGACTAAAATTCTCTCTGCCCATCTTCCCAATCTCTTCTTTAAGTTCTGGACAAGACCCATAATACTTTTTCCAATCAGATTCAGACTTTACTTTTCGTTTCTTTCCTTTAGGAGTTCTAAACTGCCAAAAGTATTTACGTCCGATGTACTCTCTTCCGTTAGTATTATTTATGATACGATATACAAACCCGTAATAATCTTTAATATCTGTAGATTCAAATACCTTTTTATTATATCTCCAAGGATTCTCATACTTAATAGTCATACTCGTCAAGGACATCCAATGCATTATTTAGAATGCGTTGGGCAGCACCTCTTTGACGAGCATCCCATTCAGGATACCAACTCTTATTAGCAAGACCCACTTTAATGTGTTCAAGTCTTGCAGTCATGTCTATCTTCTTAAGTCTGCCGTTCATATACTCAGGATACTTAGGGAACAGTGGTTCTGATTTCATCTTTCATTTAATCATCCACCTACTAATTTATCATAATCATCAGCACTATTCAATATAGATTTCTTCATCTCCTCATAATCCCACTCTATTTCATCAGAGTTTGAATCCTGAGAAGGTATCTTTTTTGACATCTTGTTTGATTCCTCCGACGACATAAGACTCTACCTCCGTCTCTTGTGGTGCTACTTGAAGTCCCTTAGAACTAATCCAATGCTCTGTCCAAGGCAATGGATTATTCTTAGCAGGAATATCATATAAAGGTTTCAAACCAATAGATCTAAGTCTACGATTAGCAACCCATTCCACATACTGTTGTAATAATTTATCATTAAGTCCTATCATAGAACCATCTTTAAATAGATAATCTGCCCATGCCTTCTCTTCATCAACACACTTAGCAAACATATCATATGTCCACTGTTCTTCCTCTTTCATTATCTCTACCATTTCAGGGTCATCACCCTTTCTCCAGTTGTTTAATATATTCTGGGTGAGGGCAAGGTGTTGGTTCTCATCTCTAGCGATAAGGGAGATGATTTTTGCTGACCCTTCCATAAGTTTGAGTTCACCAAAGGCAAAGCTGCAAGCGAAAGAGACATAAAAGCGAATACCTTCAAGGATGTTAACATTGGCTACTGCACGATAAAGTTTACGTTTGACCTCTCTTATTTCTAAAATAGGTAAGTCAGAGTCTGAAGCATTAGACAAATGTTTCCATAGATTACCTTGACCCCACTGCTGTGCTTCATTAATAAAGTCATCATATGACTCAGTTACACTTGCTGCACGACTTAATATTCTATCATCACTAAGAATCTTATCAAACACATCAGAAGGATCTGCATAAACATTCTTAATAATATAAGTATAAGAACGACTATGAATCATCTCCATGAAAGACCATACTTCCATACATGATTCTAACTCAGGTAAAGAACAGTAAGGTAAGAAAGCCATACCAGGAGCACGACCTTGTACACTATCAAGCATGATTTGGTATTTAAGGTTGCTCGTATATATGTGCTTCTGTTCTGGACGCAGTGTTTGATAGTCTCCACGATCTTTCTGTAACGATACTTCTTCTGGTCTCCAAAAATATCCCAATTGAGACTTAGTTAAGTTCTCAAATGCAGGATACTTAAAGTTATCATATCTTTGAACACCAAGAGGTTTACCAAAAAACATTGGTTGCTTCTTAGTGTTTACGTCTTCAGTATTAAAGACGGTCATTCCTTTCAAATCAGATTGCACAGGACTCACACTCCTCTTCATTAGCATTTTCTAAATCTTCAAGTAGATTATCAAGAGTTAAACTCTCATCTCCTACTTCATCAGTCTTCATGTCATGAGTGTTCTGATAGTAACTAGTCTTCCATCCATACTTGTAGGTTGTCAACAAGTCTTGTGCCATTACACTGGTTGGCACTTCAGCACCTTCAAATTTTTCTGGATTGTATGACCAGTTACCACTGATTGCTTGGTCAAAGAACTTCTGCATCACTGCTACGATATTAATATACCCTTCATTAGATTCCATGTCCCATAATAAAGTATAATTATTCTTTAAAGACCCATAAGATGGAACAATCTGCTTAAGGGGTCCTTTCTTTGATTTCTTAACGGACAAGTATCCACGAGGTGGTTCGATTCCGTTTGTGGCATTGCACACAACGGAACTGCTCTCCGATGGCATTTGTGCAGACAGTGTTGAGTGCCTGAGACCGTGTTCCAAGATAGATGCCCTAAGAGATTCCCAGTCATGTTGTAATTTCTGACTACTAATTTCGTCTACGTCTTTCTTATATGTATCAATTGGTAGTATCCCATCGCTATATTTGGTACGTCCAAAGTTCTCACACCATCCTTTCTCTTTAGCAATCTCATTAGATGACTTGATTAGATAGTATTGGAATGATTCAGACAATCCATGCACTGCATCCCACGCCTCTTGATCTCCATACTTATACCCAAGTTTAGCAAGATAATGTGCTAAACCTATAAAACCTACACCAAGACTTCTACGTGCCTTTGTAGCAATTTCTGCTGCCTTTACAGGGTATTGTTGATAGTCTATCAACTCTTCTAATCCTCTTACAGATAAATCACATAACTCCTCTAATTCTTCATCACTTCTAATCTTACCAACATTAACTGCACTTAAAATACAAAGAGCAATCTCACCCAAGTGATCATCAATATGCTGAATAGGATATGTAGGTAAAGTAATTTCCTGACAGAGATTACTCATCTCTATTTTATCTTTGAATGACGAATGCTCATTGCAATGGTCAATATTCATAATGTAAATACGACCAGTCTCTGCTCTCTCCTTTAATAAGTCGAGGATAAGTTCTTGTGCTCCAACTGTGGTTCTGGGGATGGATTCATCATCTTCGTACTGGCAGTATAACCTATCAAAATTAGGGGTCCCAAAACTCTCATACAAGTTAGGACAATCATGAGGGGAAAAAAGCGAGATTTCCTTATCTTCGATAAAACGTTCATAGAATAGTTTACTTAACTGGATGCTGTAGTCGAGTTTTCTGACACGGTTGTCTTCTGTTCCTTTGTTATTTTTGAGAACCAAGATGTCACGGATTTCTTGATGCCAGATCGGGAAATGGACAGTCGCTGACCCGCCTCTGATCCCGTTTTGAGTACAGCATCTGACAGTAGACTCAAATTTCTTAAGGAAGGGTACAACGCCCGTGTGCTGAACCTCTCCACCTCGGATTTTAGAATTGATTCCTCTAATTCTTCCTGCGTTAATGCCGATACCAGCCCTTTGTGCAACGTATTTGCCAATAGCCATGTCAGAGCTAAAGATACTATCGAGGGTGTCATCAATATCAACCAGAACACAAGATGCAAATTGACGAATGGGTGTTCTGACACCTGCCATAATGGGCGTGGGGATGTTGAGTTTGTGTCTTGAGATTGCGTCGTAGTATCGTCTGACATAATTAAGCCTCTTTTCTTTAGGGTAATTTTGAAAAATTGTTAATGCGATTAACATGTACATGAACTGAGGTGTTTCGTAAACCTCACCTGTACTTCGGTCTTGTACAAGATATTTATCTACGACCTGCCTAAGACCAGCATATGTAAACAAAAAATCTCTACTATGATCAATGTATCCATCTGCCTTCTCGATATCCTCTTTGGAATATTTTGAATAAATGTCAGCATCATAGACCTCCCGTCCTACGCATTGGTAAATGTGATGTTCTAATGTAGGCAAATCTCTTGTTTTACCATAGAGACTCTTTCTAATAGAAAAAAGTAACAATCTTGCTGCAACAAATTGGTAATTAGGATGATCCAAATCAATCAAATCACTTGCAGACTTAATAAGAATTTCTTGTATTTCTGCTGTGGTAATACCGTCATAGAACTGTATACCTGATTGTATCTCTACTTGACTTGCAGAGACTCCTGCAACTCCCTTTGTTGCCTCTTCTACCATAAGATGCATCTTCTCAAGGTTAAGGGGTTCTTCTCCTCTACCATTTCTTTTCTTAACTTTGATGCCGTTGCTCATATTCTTTTCCAGTTAGTAAATTTGAGGTTTGCTTCCAGTCCATTATATATGTTTGATTCTACTATGGTCTGGACATCATGTCCAGCTAATACCATATCATTTATATCCTTCTCATGGATATTGCTTGGCCAGATGACAACGGAATCTCCTTTGGCAATGGTGTTGGAGATTCTTGTCGTAATTTCTTTAGACCTTGGTTCGTTATCATAAACCCAAACAGGAGTGCTAACACCCCACTTCCCAACATCACCGTCTGCACCACACATAGCAATGCTATTGAGTAGGAACGTTGAGTCAAACGGTCCTTCTGTAATATAGACTGGAGTTCCTCTTCGGATGCTATCCAGTCCGTAGATCTTTGGTGCTTCATCATTAATCATCACGGTAATGTATTTAACCTTGCTCGGACCAAGGGATCTACCCTGAAACCCGACCATCGTATTTTTATATACTAAAGGTATAATAATCCTTGGTTCTTCATAGGTCAAGTCATCAAACGTATGTCTCTGAGAATTAGACCATTCTTTAAACTTATCCGTATAATAAAATTTATCTGGATCGAGTTTTCTATTCTCTAAGTATTTCCTTGCACTAACATTAGTAGAGGCTTTAGGTAAATTTATCTTACATTTAAATTGAGGTGCCTCAAAATTAAACTTAGGTTCTTCAACCACAGTGCCTCTTCCAGTCTTACCATCCTTAAACCTTTCAAAGACATACTGTTTCTGAATAGTAGGATCAACTGCCTTTAGAAAATTACTAAAGGTCATAGATGCACCACAATTGTGACACCTAAAGTTCATGTCTGCCTTTACAGCATATAGATATCCTCTTGTTTTACTCTTATTCTTTTTAGAGTCTCCACAAATAGGACAACGAAAGTTATATAGATTTGGTTTAACTCTTTTAAATTTCTGCAACCTTGAAGAAATAAGTCCAATATATTTGGAATCAGTTAAGTTCATTATCTAAAAGGTTTGTCACCATGAACCCATTTTACCAAAGAATATCTGGTTCCACCAGTTACTGGAGTTACTTCATGAACCAATTTAGAATCAAACACTATAATACTACCCTTAGCACGAGTAAATGTATATGTAGGTTCCCCATTAATATCCAACCCCTCAGTATTTAAAACTAAATTACCACCTTCATATTCATCTGGATGTGATAACTGTAAGGTAAGACTTAACTTTCTTGTAAATGTAGCATTGTTTCGGCTGGGTCCGAAATCCATATGCTTTTGATAAAACTGTCCTTCTTTATAACGAGTTACCTGTGCTGGTTCTAAATCATGCAATGATAATTCATACTCAAAATTATGAGAATTTGCATATTTAACATACCCATAAACTATAGCATTAATCCATGTCTTATCACTAAAACATACATCAACATTTCTATAACTATCTTCTAAAGTAGTCTCTTCACCATCCAAAGTATTAATAGTACCTTCTTGCCATTCAGATTTCTTATGTGCATCTACTATTTTATCACAAATATCAGAGGGAATTTCAGATTCCCAACACCAATAAGGACTAAAAGGTGCCTTTGACATCTTTAATTATGAAACTCATTTTATAATAGCAGGGGTGGGTGCTGGTGTCAATGCTGCACCAACAACTCTTTGTCCAATGGGACTTACAACAAAACTTATTATACTTAATGCACCAAATATACTCCACATCTTCTTCTCCATAACACGGAGTCTATTATCTACAAGGCGAATATCTCTCTCACATCCTGCCTTAATCTCTTTAGTCGAACGGTTGATTTCTCTATGAACCGATTCAATTTTCTCAAATAGTACTGCATCGATCCTATCCTGTTTGTCTAATTTCTCATCATGGACAGCAAGCATCTGTCCCATCTTGATTGAGTTATCACTAAGTGTATCAATTACTCTTTCCAGTCGTTCTAATAGTGGAGTATTATTCTCCATCCTTTTTTCTCCAATTAACCCTTGTTCTATATCTACCTAAAGGGGTTGGTTTTCTTTTCTTTTCTTTACCCATCACAGGAGAAAACTCCGCAACATTAGGACCAGTAGAATTAGTAGGAGTCACCGCAGCAGATCCCATCTCTTCCCTAATTAGATTTATTATTCTTTCCAGAATCTTCTTTTTCATTATAGATTTTGTAAAGTTCCTCCAAACAATAAAGATCTGGTTGAATATCGTGTATGCTAGACTTAGGATACTCAGGGAGTTTACCTAAGAACATAATAAAAGTTTTCATAGAAGGCCAAAGATCTTCTTCAATCTTAAAGAACATCATAGGAGTTGTTGCCTCTCCAAAAATATTATAAAGAACAATGAAATGATTTAAAAGAAGATGGGTCTT